CCATTGCGTGTATGGCTGGTATCTCCAGCGCAGTATAACTGGTTCGCAAAACAGCCAAACTTCCGTCAGTTCGTAGCTGATGCGGTAGCGCGTGCATCGAATGCCAAGTTGCATCCGTTGTTCCGTGGTGATGTGGGTATCTGGAATGGTTTCCTGATCCGCAAAATGTCACATGCCATCCGCTTCTTTGCAGGTAATGCAATCAAGTATGCAACGAGCTACACCTCTGAAGCAGAAGCGTCAGCGCTTGTACCTGCAAGCTTTGGTAAAACGCATGCGGTGGACCGTTCCATCATCTTGGGTGGTCAGGCGCTTGCAGAAGCATTTGCTGCGCATAAAACATCAGGTGTGCCGTACTTCTGGTTTGAAAAGGGTGATCTGGATCATGGCGATAAGGCAGAGCTTTTGATCGGAACAATTCGTGGCGTGAAGAAAATCCGCTTTGATGTCGATGTGGATGGCGATGGTAGCAACATGCAGTACACCGATCATGGTGTGATTGCAGTCGATACCGTAGTGAAAATCCAAGGCTAAGGCTGAAACAGGGCTGAGTGATCGGCCCTCCGTCAAATTTTAGGAGTATTTAACTCATGGCGACAATTAAACGTAAAAGCGGATTTGCGAATCGCTTCGGTGGTGCAGTGCCATACGGCAACGTGACAGCCTTTGTTTTCTCATTGGCTACCAATGCGGCAGGCGCAGTACTGGATTCCAATTCTGATGTGGCAGTAGCTTCAGGTGATGTAATCGAGTTGGGTTTATTGCCTGTAGGCTTCCGACTGGATGATGCGCAGGTACTTATTAATACAGCGATGACTGAAGCTGTAACTGGTTCACTGGGCTTTAAATATGCTGATGGTGTGGACTCAACCGAAGTACCGCAGGATGCAGCTTACTTTATTAATGGTGGGGCACTGGCGACCGCAGCGCGTTTACGTGCAACCGGTACCAAGTTGGTGACTTTACCAAAGCCTGCGATCTTAACACTCACCACTGGTGGGGCGGCCAATGCCAAAGCATCGGACATCAAGATTGTGGTGTCTGGTGAATTGACTGGCCCACGTTAAGTAAAAGTATAAAAACATGAAATTTATGGGATGGATGATTTTCAGCGAGTCACCATCCCTTTTTTATATTTCGCATGAGGAATCATTATGAAAATCGCTTTAATTGCTTCAATCGCACACGGTATTAATCTGGCATATTCTGCATCACTGGGTGATCACTCTCATTTGCCTTGGGAAGAAACCTCAGAAGAACTGAAAAAAAGTATTGAGTACGGCGTAAAACTGCACCTAGAAAACCCGGATACCACACCTGAGCAGTCACATGAATCATGGCTGGCACAGAAAGAAACCGATGGCTGGGTCTATGGTGAAGAAAAGGATCTGGAAAAGAAAACCCACCCTTGCATCCTGCCATATGACCAGTTACCTGCAGAACAGAAAACCAAAGACTATCTGTTTAAAGCAGTTGTGACTTTGCTTAAAGACATGCCTGATCCTGATGATGTATCTGAATTGAATGCTGAACTGGTCAAATTACAGTTACAGGTTGCAGCTCAAAAGACTCAGCCAATTGGTGCAGCGGCAGCAGCGCAAGTTAAAACAGCAGGCGTGACCATTGTCTATGACGGCCCGAAAGACCAGTTCACAGATAACTTGTACGGCACCAAACTGGTATTTAACTGTGGCCAGCCACGCACGGTACCAAGCAACTTTGCCAAGCAGTTCCTGAGTCATCCTGAATTCAAAGAAGTGGAAGCAGGTGATGCACATGCAGCAGAAGGTTTGGATGATACCGATGCAATCCTGGCACAACAAAAGGCTGAACAGGACAAGCTGAAGCAGGAACAGGGTCGAATTTTCAATGAGGTTGAATCGATCAAGCAGTTCGGTACCAAGAAGGCTGTGACGGATTACATCGAAGCGAACTACGGTGAAAAGGTAAATCCTAACTCATTCAAGCTGGATGAGCTGAAAGACAAAGCGATTGAGAAAGTACGTCAGTTTGGAGCGATCTAAATATGGACTTAAAAGAACTGCGTCGTCGATTTCGTGTCGAAGCTGGTGATTCGGTACAACCATACTTCACCAGTGATGAAGATGTGGATGCATGGCTAAATGACGCAGTTCATGAGGCCTGTATTCGTGGTCGTCTTTTGCATGAAGCAGAAGATGCCACAATCTGCCGTATTCAAATTACAGCAGGGCAGGCACAGTACCCACTTGATCCGCGTATCTATGAATTGACACATTTGCGCTTTGATCTTGGACATGGCCAATGTGAACGTGAAGTGAAGTTGGCTTCTGAGGAGATTCTAAGTCATCGCTACCATAGCAACTGGCGTACGAGAATCGGTGATCCAGAGCATGCCATTCAATCTGATACCGGTTTGCGTCTGGTACCACGTCCTGAACAAGACGGCACCTTGATCATTGAAGGCTATCGTTTACCACTTGTTGATATGGTAGAGGATACGGATCAGCCTGAAATTAATCAGGCACATCATGCACACTTGGTGCAATGGGCATTGCATAAAGCATTCAGCATTCCAGATACCGAGTTTATGGACCCAAACCGGGCAGCAATTGCTGAAGCCAAGTTTATTGACTACTTTGGTGATCGGCCTGATAGCAACTTACGTCGTGAGGTTCGAGAGGATTTTGAACATCATGTCACACCTTTCTGGCCA